ATACTCTATGATGCAATCTTTAACATATTGCAAATCATTTTCTATAAAAGATTCTTCAAACATACCCATTGGAGATTTACAAGTGTTTACTCCGTTGGTCTGAGTTTCAAATCCATATTTGAGAGTCCCGTCTTCTTCTTTTATTACTTTACCAAAAAGTACAATAGAAAATAAGCCCTCTAAAGTTAATGCATTATCTATCATTTTACCAACAGTTTTTGCCTTAACTTTTCTGTGCCCGTTCACATCAGTTGATTCTTCTGAATGAGTTAAGAAAAAGCAGAATAAGTTATCTCTCAAATCTTTGGGCATTTTTGCAACCTGAGCTAGGTTTGAAGCTATTGAGGTGAATTTATCATATCCTTTTTCATTTGCTCTATCAAAATATTCAAAAGCGGACATATATTGCCAATCATCAATAACTAAATTAGTTATATGAGGCATTTTATCATTTACATGTTGTATTGCTTTAATAATTCCATGAGCTGATGACGCATTTGTCATATTACCCGTGGGATTATCTTTACTAATTAAAGTATACTTTGATTTCCAACCCTTAAAAGGTAAAGGTTTATTTGCAATGTTGATCCAAAATGTTTCTTTTGGATCTAAATTTCTACCAGAGGTAGATTTACCTGACCCTGAGTCAGCAATTACTAAAACGCTTTCTGCCATTATTTATTTATTTAATTGTTTTGCTATTGTTTCTAATGCTACTGCAATTCTTTTTAGATATTGCTTCATATCTGCATCAGGATTTGGAAGAGGTTCAAGATCAAATATAGTTTTTACTTCTTCATTTCTATTAGTAATATCATTTACAACAATGAGTTCATTAACTGGAACTAGATGGCGCTCAAATCCAGAGTTACTAGTTATAAGTTCATACTCCTCTTTAAAATGAGGATTGTGTTTATGAAGATATAATGTTCTTTTTGGATCTTCAGATACATAATCTATACTTACAAATTCTGTATAGATATCTTCTGCCTTTTCAAGTTCACTTGGAAAAAAAGATACATATAGATCATCTTTACCACTTGGCCTATAAGCCATCTTTGGTATGTATAATGCATTAAGATTTCCAATTGTTTGGAAATAATCTTCATGCTCTTCTCTAAGTTCAGAGACTTTCTTTTTTCTTTCTGATGGAGTCATTATTTTACTTTTAGTACTTATCATCTTCTATCTTGTTGTTCTGGTGTAGCCATTTCAGATATTTGCATTTTCTCAAATTCTCCTCTAAAGAAACTCATACGCGTATCACCATTTCTTGCTTTAAGAAAGTGTAATACAAGAGTTCTGTCATCTTTTATTATATATCTGTCTGGACCATAATATCTAATTTTTTGTTTTGCAGGACGGTTGATTCCAATTAAATTATCTGCATGTTGTAACATTGCATCTGAACCAAATATATCTGATTCTAATACATAGTTACCATACTTACCATCAACAGCACGTTCAGGGTTATCTATATTTCTATTAAGCTGTGATAACGCAATAAACAAACAAGGGTAATCTCTTTTACATTGTGTAAAAAACTCACCTAATTCAAATAACATATCTAATCTATTATTTTGATAAGGAGCTCTTTTAACAAGTATAGTATGATCTAGTGTAATAATAGTTTTAGTACCCTTATGCTCATCCATATACATATCAATTTGTTCACGCATTTGATTTACAGTCATAGGTCTACTGATAATATCAACAGGATTTCTGACTCTATCTTTTGCATATTGATGACATGTATTAATTACATCCGTAGATAATTTACTACCTGCACTACATAACTCTTTATAAGTTTTACCAGTTACAGAACTAAACTCACGCATAGCTGAAGTTCTACCTACCATTTCAAATTGAAACTCAAGAACTCTAAAATTATCATCAGGATTCAAATCAAAGGATTCTCTTATAATTTGATCTTTAATAAGAGTTTTACCTGAACCGGGACGTCCACCTATAACAGTTAAAGTATTCCACTCTAAACCATCTGTGGTAGCATCATTAAACTTTGGCCAAGGAGTATATATGGACTTTTCCAGTCCTTTTTGTCTATTTAACATGTACTTTAAAGCCTCGTTGAATGATTCATATTGACCACCCCAAGCTGGTTTTGATATACTCATAATTTATATTCTTCTTTATATTTTTTTTCTAAATAGCTTGCAACAGAGTAATATATTTTTTTACCTGTTTCTTGTGCTAACTTTCGACTAGTAACTATGGCAGCATAAACACCAACATGCATATCATATCTATGTCCTATGCAATCTTCACAGTTTGTTCTACCTCTTCTATGCTCTTGAATTAAATCTTCAGCAACTTTTTTTATTAAATCTTCATTAATTTCTTCTGATTCTGATTTGTGGTTTATCATACTACTTTTTCTTTAAAATGATCACTTTCAGTATTTACACCATCTCTAAGCATATCACAATAATCTGCAAGTTTTGAAGTTTTAACTTTATGTTTATCTTGCTTTGATATAAAATACTGGCTGTTCTGCATGTAAACATAATTGTTTCTTTGATACTCATTTACATACATTTTAGTGGCTTTTATAATTTCTTCCCATGAATAATCATATTCTGAAAAAAACCATCTAAAATTTTCAGTAAGTATTTTAACATTATTTCTAGCAGGAACTCCAGAAGGCAATTTACCTTTGGGAAATATATCTCTATATTGATCTATATTTAACTTTCCTGATTGTCCTAGCAATTGTTTATCTGTTTTCTTTTTATTTACAGTAAAATAGTTATTTAAATATGCAATAACTTTATCACCTTCAGTAGTTATATCTGAGTTTAAATCTAAATATCCCTCTTTTACAAGAGCATCATGATCTTCTGTATTGTATGTTGAAGGTGTAACTCCTTCATTGTAGGCAAATAATAGCATACACTGATTAGGTGTTATGCTGTACTTCTGTATTTTTTGGAATAGCTCCCACATATTCTTTATATTTTTTAATCATAATGTTATATAAATTGCAAAAAACTACATCATTATGCTGCACATAATATTTTGTTTTCTTTAATGAATATACCACTGTTGAATGATGAATATTTGTAAATTTTGCTATTTGAGTTTTAGTAACTTTTAATTCATTAAATGCAATGTGAATAAAGCATTGTTTTAAATTAACCCATTCTCTTTTTCTGTAATTTTTTTTAAAATCAGCATAAATTATAAAAGAAGGTTCATTTTCTTCTATATGCTCAACAAATAACCTCCATATCTTTTTTAAAGAATTTTTATTACCTTTTTTGATTTCCGGGTTATAATATATATATAACTTAGTGTTATACTTTTTAAATATTTCGGATTTAAAATCATCAATTTCTTGTTTGATTTTCTTGTTTAAATAGCTGCTCATATAAGGTTATAAATTTAATAAATTTAAACCATTTTACCAAGTTATTGGCTTATGATTATGTATTTCCAAATGCTCATTTATGAACTCAAATATATTACATGAATTCCACTTCCCGCCTTTATATGCAGCAGATGCAGGATGTGTTGCTTTGCATATGTACTGATTGTTTAAATAGAATTGCCATTCTTCAGCTTTTTTACCTAATAAACCTACGGCAATATTAGATTTATCTTTATTTATTGCTGATAGTATCATTTGAGTTATAGGTTTCCATACATCATAATGACTACCAATCTTATTAATTTGAACTGTAAATGCCGTATTAAGCATTAAAACACCTTGTTTTGACCATCTTTTGAGGTCTGGATCACGATTGTAGTTATCAAACTTAGTTTCAAGGTGATCAAATATATATCTTAATGATGGTTGTTCTTTCATTGTATAAGAACAACTAAATGACACCCCATCTGCAACACCTAACTGTGGATATGGATCTTGGCCCAATATTATTACTTTTAACTGGTCATATGGACAATGTACAAATGCATTAAATACATCAGATAATTTAGGTGTAAATCTCTGATCATTTTCTACATATTTTTTAAGCTTGTATATTGCCACTTCAAATTCAGCAGAGTCAATAATAGGAAACAATATGTTTTCCCATCCTGTATCAGATAGTTTATCTTTGAATTTTTTTCTTATATTGTTTATGTTAATCTCAATTTTATTCATAAATTTATACTATT